TACTTGCAGAACATTCAATAAACAGGAGTAAGTGGGCAGAGTAATGGCAAAAAATCTATGGCAAAAAGAACGTAACCATCTGTTTCGTAATCTTACTAGACAGTATAGCGAAGAAGGATACACAGCGAAGGAAGCTAAAAAGCTTGCCAAGGAAGAGATCAACGAGATTATGGAGGACAAAGAAAACTTTATAGATAATCTATGGGGGGAAACTTTTGATGAACGCTGACCCATCTGAAACAAAAGCATGTAGTAAATGTAAAGAAGATAAGTTATTAACTGAGTATCGGCCCGATCCTCGTGTATCGCATGGTTTACAGGCTGAATGTATAGCATGTTATAGAGAAAGAGACTTAAAATTTAGAAAGGAAAGACCTTTTGATCGAAGATGTGTTAGTGTTAAAAGACAAGCAACTAAGAAAAAAGTACCTTTTAATTTAACAGCAGAATACTTGGAGTCTATTTGGACAAAAAAATGTCCTGTTCTTGGATTAGAATTAGATATTGATAGCGGAAAGACAAAAGATAATTCAGCACAAATAGATCGTCTCGTGCCAGCTAAAGGATATGTAAAAGGAAATGTTTCTTGGTTATCGTTTAGAGCTAACCGATTAAAGAGTAACGCAACAGCAAAAGAACATATGAAAATTGCACAATGGATGTTAGGACAACTGAATGACAGTTAAACTTATAGATTATATGGGTAATGATATTACTGTTGCAAACGCAGCGCGAGTATCATTCAACAAACGATCACCCAAAAGCAAACCAATTTCTGACAAAGATATTAAGTTAATTAACTATCTTGCCAAGCACAATCACTGGACACCGTTCGGCCATTGCTCTGCACAGTTCCACATGAAGGCTCCTATCTTTGTAGCTAGACAGTTAGGCAAGCATCAGGTAGGCTTGGTGTGGAACGAGGTGAGCCGTCGCTATGTGTCTGATGATCCAGAGATGTGGGTTCCTGAAGAGTGGCGCAAAGCTTCAGAGGATAAGAAGCAAGGCTCTTCAGATGAGTTAGTTATGTCGCAGCAGATTGTAGGCGGCAAGTATAAAGATGCAATATGGGAATGTTTTCAAGTATATAAATCCTTACTAGATTTAAAGGTATGTGAGGAACAGGCTAGGGCAGTGTTGCCACAGTCTACCATGACTGAGTGGTACTGGAGCGGCAGTATAGCTGCCTTTGCTAGGGTATGTAAGCTGCGTCTTGCAGAAGATACCCAACTGGAAACTAGAATCATAGCGCAGGAAATGAACTCGTTACTAAAGAAACAGTTTCCTATTTCGTGGAACGCTTTAATTAACCAACAAGAGGTTTAGAAATGGAACAGTTGTTTGCAATTAGATATTCAAATGGTGTAGTATTGTCTGCACAAGATGACTTTAAGAAGCTAGAAATGCTAGATCAAATAGAAACATTAGTTACAATCGAAAAAGAAATAGCAGAGTATCGTAAAGAACTTATTAGAGATGCTTGGAAAAATCACCAGAGGTCTTTGTAATGAATAAGAAATGGAGAGTACAGAATACAAAAACAAAAACTATAGTAGACACCTTCGATACAAGAGGAAATGCAATAGAGGCTCTTGACTTTCGTAACACATTATGTTACGCTCTTAATATAGATAGTAAAAATCTTTACTCAATCGTTTTCCAATAGCGAGTAACCCATGTCAGATACAGCAACTTTTGTAAGGCACCTTCCATGTGAAGCGTGTGGGTCTTCTGATGCCAACTCATTGTATTCAGACGGCCATCAATACTGTCACAAATGCGAAGCATTTATACCAGCCGATGAGGAAATAAGTATGCAAACAAATACAGTAGTAGCTATAGATAAATCAAAACCAATGAACAGTTATAACAATGCAGTTATATCTGACCTTGGTGATCGAAAGATTACAGCAGAGACTGCCAAAATTTTTGGGGCGTCGGTCATTAAAGACAACGCAAACATCACACACCATTTGTATAACTATCGTGGGCCAGATGGCGAGGTGATCGGTCGAAAGATTAGGTCTACTGCCGACAAGAAGTTTTGGTCTGAAGGCAACCTGTCAGGTGCAGGATTGTTTGGGCAGCATTTATTTACTCGCAAAGCAAAGTACGTTACCGTATGCGAGGGTGAACTAGATGCTATGTCTGCGTATGAACTGCTCGGATCAAAGTGGCCCGTAGTCTCACTAAAGAATGGTGCAGGGGCAGCAGTTAAAAACTGTAAGGAACAGTTTGACTTTCTTAATATGTATGACAGCGTTGTATTATGTTTTGATAATGACAAAGAAGGCAGAGAAGCAGCCACTAAGGTTGCTCAACTGTTTGAGCCTAACAAGTGTAAGATTGTCACCCTTGATATGAAGGATGCCAATGAGTATCTAAAAACAAATCAACGACAGAAGTTTGTAGATACATGGTGGGCTGCTAAATCCTATACACCAGCAGGAATTATCAATCTTAGTGATCTTGGTTCTTCGCTGTACGACGAAGCGTACTTTGAGACTGTGGCCTACCCTTGGTCCAAGCTTAATGAGAAGACGTACGGTATGCGTACAGGTGAGTTAGTCACGTTCACTAGCGGTGCTGGCATGGGTAAGAGCAGCATCATTAGAGAACTGATGCACTACATTATGGGCAACACTAAAGCAAACATTGGTGTACTAGCTTTGGAAGAGAGTATCCGAAGCACTGCCTTTAACATTATGTCTGTTGAAGCTAATGCTCGACTATATATTAAGGAGATTAGAGATCAGTTTACACAGGAACAACTAAATGATTGGCAGGAAAAGACGGTAGGAACGGGTAGGTTCTTTGCCTTCGATCACTTTGGTTCTATCTCTAACGACGAGATACTGGATCGTGTACGGTACATGGCAAAGGCTTTGGACTGCAAGTGGGTGTTCCTCGACCATCTATCTATTCTAGTTTCTGGGCAAGAGGACAATGGAGATGAGCGTAAGTCTATTGATATTCTTATGACCAAGCTACGTTCTCTTGTTGAAGAGACAGGCATTGGCTTGCTACTGGTCAGCCACCTACGTCGCCCATCAGGTGACAAGGGGCATGAGGATGGCCGTGAGGTGAGCCTGTCGCATCTACGTGGGTCAGCATCCATCGCTCATCTAAGTGATAGTGTGATAGCCTTGGAGCGCAATCAACAGGCTGATGATCCAGTAGAAGCCAACACAACTACACTACGTATTCTAAAGAACAGATATACAGGAGACACAGGAATAGCTACGCATCTTCATTATGATAATCAAACAGGTCGCATGACACAGATTGATAATCCCTTTGTTGAAAATGAAGACAATCAGGATATTCCTTTCTAGATATGAAAGCTATTGTAGATATTGAAACAGATGCTATTGATGCTACAGTTATCCACTGCATTGTAGCCAGAGACTATGACAACGGTACTGAGTGGTCATGGGTAGGTGAGGAGTGTCGCGAGTTTGCAACGTGGTCTAAGAATGTAGAGCAATTTATAATGCACAATGGCATTAGCTTTGATGCACCTGTCTTGAATAGACTAACAGGTTCTACAATACAGCTACGTCAAATCCGTGACACCCTCATTGAATCACAGTTGTATAACCCAATCAGAGAAGGCGGTCACTCCCTCAAAGCATGGGGTGAGCAACTGGAGTTTGCAAAGATAGAGTTTCAGGAGTTTGAATACTACACACCTGAAATGCTAGAGTACTGTAAGCAGGACGTTAGGCTTACACATAAGGTTGCACAGCATCTTGATAAAGAGGGTGCTAAGTTTTCTAGTAAAAGTAAAAGACTAGAGAACTGTGTACGTGCAATCGTAGATCAGCAGGAGAAGAATGGCTTCACACTTAACCTTCGTGGTGCTATGCTCTTACTGTCTGAGTTGCAAGAAGAAGAAGACAGCTTGGTTGCCAAAGCTACTGAGATGTTTCCACCAAAAGAGTTACAACTAAAAACAAAAGTAAAGTACATTCCATTTAACATAGCTTCACGTAAACAGATTGCAGAAAGACTGATGGAGAAAGGTTGGAAACCTAAACATCACACAGACAAAGGCAATGTTATTGTCAATGAAGAGACATTGAGCCATATTAAAATGCCTGAAGCTCAGATGTTTAGTAGGTTCTTTTTGCTACAGAAGCGTACAGGAATGTTAAAGTCGTGGATCAAAGAGTGCCACGACGACGAGAAGGTTAGAGGCAGGGTGATGACGCTCAAAACTGTGACGGGTCGTATGGCTCACAACAGTCCTAACATGGCTCAAGTCCCTGCATCTTACAGTCCCTACGGCAAAGAGTTTAGATCGCTGTGGACTATCTCTGATCCAGAAAAGTACAACCTAATAGGTACAGATGCTTCTGGACTAGAGCTACGCTGTCTTGCACACTACATGCGAGACAAAGCATACATCAATGAAGTAGTAAATGGTGACGTACATACAGCCAACATGAAGATGGCAGGGCTAACCAATAGAGACCAAGCAAAGACATTTATCTACGCATTCCTATATGGTGCTGGTGCTGCCAAGATTGGTAAGGTTGTTGGTGGTGGGTCTGCACAGGGAAGAGACCTTATAGAAAGGTTCTTAGGTAATATGCCAGCCCTTAAAAGACTACGCAACCAAGTCACTGAGGCTGCAAGAGAAGGTTCTATCTTAGGTCTGGATGGTAGACATCTAAAAATTAGATCAGAACATGCTGCACTAAATACTTTACTGCAAGGTGCAGGAGCAATCATTTGTAAAGAATGGTTAGTTCAAATAACTAGGATAATAAATGAAAGAGGGGTAGATGCTAAACTTGTTGCATCTATTCACGATGAGTATCAGTTTGAAGTTAGTATAAAAGATACTCTTAATTTCTGTAGAATAACTAAAGAGGCTATCTTAGATACGTCTCGTAACCTAGCTGTTGTGTGTCCACTTGACTCGCAATATAAAGTAGGCAAGACATGGGCAGAGACCCACTAATAGTAACTACTACTTAGCTTACTACGTAAGCAGTAGTTACTTATTAGGTTGACATTCCTGCTTGCTTGTAGTACCATACACAAACCAATTACAATGGAGAACAACATGACAAAATCAGTAGATAATAAAATTCTTCGTGCTTTGAAGAAGGGCATGAGAGTAACCCGTAAGACAGCTATTGAAAGAGGCTGGTGTGAGAACCTTACCGCCGCTATCTCTCGCCTACGTCAGAAAGGATATGTTATTGAAGCAGTCAAGGCAATGACCCCAGACGGTGATGCGTACACTCGCTATCGTCTAGTAGCGTAATGTCTTACGCCCGAGAGTATTCCGTAGGCAAAAAAGCAGAAGATTTATTTAAACAATCAATGGAAGATTTAGGATGGCTCGTTTATGATGCAACAAAAGAGGAAAACATTAAGAAGCACATAGACTTTCATCTAGTAAGTAGTAAAGAAAATAAATTTTTCTCTGTCGATGTTAAAGCTCAGAAGAAAACTAACCGCTCAGATAATAAAGTAAATGACGAGTGGCTATGGATTGAGTTTGTGAATGTCCGTGGCGCTTTTGGGTGGTTACATGGAGAGGCAGACGAGATTGCCTTTGAAAGAAACACAGATTTTCTTATGATTAATAGAGAAAGGTTAAAAGAATTTGCGTTTAAAAAAGTAGAAAATATAGACGTAGAACGAGCCTCAGATGCTAAGTATAAATTCTACAGCCGAAGAGGTAGAAACGACCTACTAACTCAAGTATCAGTTGATGACTTGATGAAAGAAGTAGAGTACAAATTAATTGACAAAGATTGTTGACTTATAAGATACCGCATGTTATAATGTGTGTTCTTGTGTAGTAGACAAGATAGAAACTAAATTTAGAAACTCAAGGAGAAAATAAAATGGCTAACGAAAATTACGCAGACCCTATCTTTATCACTGGTGAAGCTTACTGGGCAAAGGTGTTTGAGCCTAACACGATCAACCCAGAGAAGCCTGAGTACACTATTGATATTTGTAATCTTGATCCTGATAATTTAAAGATTGCACAGGATGTCGGGCTGACTGTTAAGAATGTATCAGCAGAAAAGCCAGATGATAAGCGTGGTAACTTTGTTACACTCAAGCAATTCACTACAACCTTTAACGGTGATCCCAGAAGTATTCGAGTAGTGGATGCACAACGTAATCCTTTCCCTGCTAATACACTAATTGGCAATGGTTCTAAGGTATGTGCTAAAGCATATCCTAAAGCATGGACCTTTGGCGGTAAGGAAGGCGTCAAGGGATATCTTGACTCCCTACAGGTCCGCGAACTTGTTGAGTATACAAGCAACGGTCCTGACTTTGATGTGATCCCTGATGGATACACGAATGAAGAAGCGGTAGACTTCCCCCTCGCTTCGTAGTTTGAAAGGAGAAGAGGGGTATCTATTAATTTAGGTACCCCTCTAATTTTTATGACAAAAACAATAGATACATTAGTCGAGGATATTTATAATTTATTTACCTTTGATCCTATTGATATGGATGAGGCAGAAGTAGACAAGCACATTGATACCTTTGGTGAGATGCTGAAGGTACATATAAAAACATTTATGTATGAGTCTCCTAAAAATCGCACAGCACTGCGCCTCTCAGCTATTGGCAAACCAGACAGACAGCTATGGTATGACTCAAGAGTAGAAACAACTGAAGATTATTTAAAGCCAAGCACACGAATTAAGTTTTTGTATGGGTATATTTTAGAAGAGTTGCTACTGTTGTGTGCTTCTATATCTGGACACAAAGTTACAGATCAGCAGAAAGAACTTACTATTGAAGGTGTTAAGGGCCATCAGGATTCACTGATTGATGGTGTGCTTATTGATTGTAAGAGTGCATCAGGTAGAAGCTTTGATAAGTTTAGGCGTAACGATTTAGTAAACGACGATCCTTTCGGTTACATTGCACAAATCTCTGCGTATGCACAGGCCAATGGACTGGATGAGGCTGGATTTCTTGTAATAGATAAATCAACAGGAGAGATTTGTCTGTCTAAAGTACACTCAATGGAGATGATAAATGCCAAAGAAAGAATTAAGAAACTCAAGCAAATGGTTGCGCTGGAAGCCGCAATCCCTGATAGGTGCTATTCTGCTATTCCTGATGGTAAGTCTGGTAACATGCGTCTTCCTATTGGTTGTGTGTATTGCCGCCACAATAGAGTATGTTGGAGTGACTCAAATGAGGGCAAAGGCTTACGTACATTTAAATATGCGTCGGGTAAAAGACATCTGGTTAAGGTGGCGAAAACGCCAGACGTAGAAGAAGTCCCTTACTAAATGCACTGGGACTACGATAGGAAGCTAGACATACAAAAGTATTTTGGTTTTGTATACTGCATCACCAACACAAAAACTAAGAAGGCTTACATAGGGTGCAAGCAGTACTGGACTTATCGTAAAGGTAAAAAGAAAAAAGAATCTAACTGGAAAGTCTATGCTGGTTCTAGCAAACATCTTAAAGAAGACATAGATAAATTTGGTAAGGATACTTTTAAATTTAAAATCTTAGGACAGTTTAAAAACAAACGAAGCTTAAAGTATTATGAGTGTTACCACCAAGTTATACGACATGTCCTTACTGCAAAACTAGAAGGAACGGATGAGCCAGCCTACTATAACAACTGGATAGGCGGTAAGTTCTATAGACCAGTACAGGACTTTAATGAAGATGAATGAAGAGCTTATTGAATCTTTATACGATCAAGTAAATAAGAACCCACACAAAGTTTTATATATATCTGTTATCTTACAGGCGTTGCTAGACTTGCTCAAGGTTGAACGAGAAGAAGAGGCAAGTAGTATAACCTTGGAAAGGGATCAAGCACGGGCTTGGTTCTTTGCTTCTATTGGTGTTACAGCCGACGACTTTGATACTGTCTGTACCTATGCAGGAATTGAACCACACAAGGTACGAAGCTTTGCTTTAAAAGTTATAGACACAGGAGATCAAGAAAATGTCAGAAGAAGAATCAGCTTACTCCTCTAACGAAGGGCCAGACGATTACTATCTAAGACAGTTTAAAAAAGAAAGAAAAAGTAAAGAACAAACCAATACCCTAACCAAGCAGGTTGGGGGAAATCATTACAAAGATTGTGGCATCCAGCCAGTAGAATATATTCATGCCAATAGCCTTGACTACTTTGAAGGTAACGTGGTAAAGTATATCACTCGCCACCGTGCTAAAGGAGAGGGAGAAAAAGACATCAGAAAAGCTATACACTATGCGGAGTTAATCTTAGAATTATATTATAACAAGTAGAAGTAAAAGGGGAGTGTATATCTATGTTTAAATCAAATCGAAACCCACAGTTCAGGTCTAAGTTCAGCGAGGACATTTTTAATACTAAATACTCACACACAGGAGCGGAGACTATGCACGAACTGGCATGTACTCTGGTTGAGGATGTGTGTCAGAACTATCTTACTCGTGACGAGAAGGACGAACTGATAGACCATATGTCTAATCTTCGCTTTCTTCCAGGTGGTAGATATCTATATTATGCTGGTAGAGAGAAAAAGTTTTTTAATAACTGCTATCTGCTACGTGCTGAAGAGGATACCAGAGAGGATTGGGCTGACTTGTCATGGAAGTCTGAGTCCTGCCTGATGACAGGTGGTGGTATTGGCATTGATTATTCTGTGTATCGTGGCGAGGGTGCGTCACTAAAAGGTACAGGCGGTACAGCCAGTGGACCTATACCCAAGATGCAAATGATTAACGAGATTGGTCGCAGGGTTATGCAGGGTGGTAGCAGACGTAGTGCTATCTACGCATCTCTTAATCACCAGCACTCTGATATTATGCCCTTTCTTAATGCAAAGAACTGGGCAGACATGCCTGTTGGTAAGACAGGACAAACTTACTTTGATGTCAAGCAAGACGACTTTGACTTTCCCTGTCCTCTTGATATGACAAACATCAGTGTCAACTATGATACTGATTGGTTACTTAACTATTGGGAGACAGGAGATATAGGAGATGTCTTTAGGTATAATATACGTCAAGCTCTTAGAACTGCGGAACCAGGGTTTAGCTTCAACTTCTTCGAGAAAGAAAATGAGACGTTGCGTAATGCGTGTACGGAAGTTACGTCTGAAGATGATAGTGATGTTTGTAATCTTGGCAGTCTTAACTTTGCTAGGATTGATGACCTCGGCCAACTCAAAGATGTTGTCCAACTCGCAACCAAGTTTCTCTTGTGCGGAACCTTACGCGCACAACTACCTTATGATAAAATTAATCTTGTTAGAGAGAAGAACAGGCGGCTGGGGCTTGGACTCATGGGGCTTCACGAATGGCTTATACAGAGAGGACACAGATATGAAACTACTCCAGAAATGCACCGCTGGCTTAAAGTTTATGAGGCAGAATCCGACAAGGTCGCAAGAGACTTTTCAAAGGTACTATCAGTTTCACGACCAGCGGCAGTTAGAGCTATCGCGCCTACTGGAACAATCGGTATTCTGGCTGGAACTTCCACAGGTGTTGAGCCTATATTTGCAGTCTCATACAAACGACGCTACCTCAAGTCTAAGAAGTGGCACTACCAGTATGTAGTAGACAGCGCAGCACAGGAGATGATCGACTTGTACGGAGCCAAGCCAGACAAGATTGAGTCTGCTATTGATCTTGCTACTGACTATGAACGGCGTCTAAGCTTTCAGGCTAACGTGCAGGAGTATGTAGACATGTCTATCTCTAGTACTATTAACCTTCCTGCATGGGGTACAGAGGGCAACAACGAAGACGGTGTAGAGGACTTTGCACAGACGTTGGCTAAGTATGCTCACAGACTACGTGGCTTCACTTGCTTCCCTGATGGATGCCGTGGTGGTCAGCCTCTTACTGTTGTTCCTTATGCTGAAGCAGTAGAAAAACTAGGTGAAGAGTTTGAGGACAACGTACAGACACATGACATCTGCGACATCAGTGGTAGTGGTGGAGTGTGCGGAGTATAAAAAAAGACTTGCATATTGTAAAAAAATAATATATAATATATATGAAGCTGCCATTATGGGGCTTCGACAACTCGCTAAATAAGGAGAACTATTATGCAAATACAGTCAACACTTTTAGATAATTATACAATTGGATTTGAGTCATTGTTTAATGACCTCGAAACAATTAGGTTAAAGTTTGCTGGTAACTATCCCCCTCATAACATAACAAAAATAGATAGTAGTAATTTTAAATTAAGTCTTGCTGTTGCAGGATTTGCAAAGGAAGAACTTAGCATTACCGAAACTGATGGTTTACTTTCCATTAAGGGTGCTAAAAAAGAAAACAAAGATAGTAAATTTTTATATCATGGAATTGCTGAAAGAGATTTTCATAAGCAGTTTAAACTAGGTGAGTATATGGAAGTTTCTGATTCTGAGCTCACCAATGGTATCCTAACTCTTAGTTTAAAAAAGGAACTACCAGAAAGTAAGCAACCTAAAACTATTAACATTAAACAATGAGAGGATGTGGAGAGGGGGCATTAGCTTCCTCTCTGCAACTATTTTATGGCAACAAAAAAACTACCCTTTACTGTTTATATAGGCTTTGATCCTAGAGAAGAAACCGCATATGATGTCTGTAAGTTTTCTATAGAGCGAACAGCATCAGAGCCTGTCAGAATTTTACCTATCAAGAGACCTACAATGGAACGCATGGGTCTATACTATAGGCAGTTTGATATTGTAGATAATCAGCTTTATGACAGCAAGGATAAGAAACCATTCTCTACAGACTTTAGCTTCACTCGGTTCTTGGTTCCAGCACTTAACATGTACGAAGGATGGGCTTTGTTTATGGACTGTGATATGTATATGAGAACAGATATTATCGAACTGTTCGAGCATTATACAACACAAGATTATTCAGACTTCTATCCTCTGTTCTGTGTGCAGCATGACTATGCGCCTAAAGATACACACAAGATGGATGGTAAGCTACAAGAAAATTACTTTAGAAAAAACTGGTCGAGTTTTGTGTTATGGAACTGTGGACATCCTGCACATAAGAATCTAACAATAAACGAAATTAATTCTAACTCAGGCTCATGGCTACATAAGTTTGGCTGGCTATCAGACAAAGCATCCGACATTGGTAAGATTACTGAGGATTGGAACTGGCTAGACAACCATTCTCCCGAAGACCTTGAAGCACGTAACGTACACTTCACTACTGGTGGTCCTTGGTTTAAAGAGTGGCAGTGCCGCCGAGCCATAGATGGTCAGTATGCCGCCGAGTGGAATATGGATTACTCTTACTTACTCTTACATGGACTTACTAATGAAATATAAAATTGTAACTTGTTTTAATGAAGACATTCTAAACCAAACAGGTAATACAGTACTAAATCAGTTTAAAGAAATTTGGGAACCAAGCTTTGAGTTTCATTGCTATTATTATCAGATAGACATTAGTAAGTACTCCCTGCCACAAGCACCAAACATTTTCTATCATAACCTAGAAACTCTAGAAGATTATTCAAAATTCTTAGAAGAGTATAAAGAACATGATGGCACTGAAGGTGGACAGATTCCTTATCAGGATATCCTAAACCCCCATAAGTTCTTGCCTCGCGTTCTTGCCCTGACTGAGTGTGCGTTTAATAATGCAGACGCATGGATGGTTTGGGTTGATCCTGATGTTATAGCTAAGAAAAAAATTACTGTCAAGGAACTGGACAAGTTATTCCCAGATGAAGGAGACAAGGTTGATATGCTTTGTCTTAAAAATACAGAATATCTAATGGCTTTTAATTTATCTAGGCAGACATCAGTAGACTTGTTAGGAGATTTTAGGGGCGCGTTTATCTCAGGTGAGTTCCTAAACTACAGAGAGTGGCACGATACATTTGTTCTTAATAGACTGCGTACTATTTATGTTGCACATGGTATGCGATACGAAGAACTCTCTAATGAAAAGTCTTACATCAATGATTTGTTTGCTTGTCTTAGAGATAAAAAAAGTGCTGCTCTTAGAGACAAAGATGGTAACAGAATACTTCAACTATCTGATACCGAAACATCTCCAGATATTCTTCCCAACAGGTATCGCCAACTTGCAGATTTAATTAGATTCTATAAGCCTTCTACTATTCTTGAAACAGGAACTTGGAACGCTGGCCGTGCTATTGAAATGGCTCTTGCAGCGTTTGACAATACAGATACTGTGCATTATGTTGGCTTTGATTTGTTTGAAGATGCTACGTCTGAGACAGATGAGGTAGAGTTTAATGCCAAGCCACATAATAAAATGTTGGCAGTTGAAAATAGGCTCAATGAGTTTAAAGAGCATATGCAGAAAAACAAAGGCAAAGACTTTTCGTTTGATTTAGTTAAAGGAAATGTACGAGATACCCTATCTATGTACTTTGAAACTGCGTCAACTGATAGAGAAAAAATTGACCTTGCTCTGATTGGCAGCGGCAATAGCAAAGAAACAGTAGAGATTGAGTATCAGTATCTAAAAGATGTTCCAGTAGTTGTTATGGATCATTACTTTACAAAGGACGACGATGACAAAATACCAGATGAAAAAGCGCAGGGCGTTAAAAAGATTTTTGATGGCGTGGCTACTAAGAAAATGGAGAAAACTCCTGAGATTGAAGGCGGTTGGACCACATTCGATGATCGGAGTATAGTTAGAAAGTATGTGCTTCCCTCTGGTGATAGAGTAGCTGACGGTGGGCATACGCATCTAGCAGTTATTCTTAATAACGAAAACCTAGAAGATGTCCCAGATACTCTCAAGCGTGTTCCTATTATTGTAAACCCGCGTGACTCTGTGCCGCGAGAGTATATTAATAACAACATTCAAACTAACATGAAGCTTATTGGTGACAACCAATGGGTTACAAAACACCCTGCCCACAAAGAAACAGGAGTTGTTGTTTCAGCAGGGCCATACCTAGACTATGAAGCACTTAAAAGATTTTTAGATGAAAATCCTGATGCTAAAGTACTAACAGTTAAACATGCCTATCCTCACCTACTTGCCAATGGCATTAAGCCGTGGGGCTGTGTAGTACTGGACCCTAGACCTATTACAGGTAAGAGTACACACAACATTATTCGACAGACCTTGTTTGAAAATCTTGATACTAGTACAAAGTTTTTTGTAGCTTCTATGACTGATCCATCTGTCACTGAGTTTCTTCTAGAAAATAAAGCTTCTATATATGGATGGCACGCCTATACTGACTCACTTAGGCAGGAAAATGAGCAAGGCCAAGAGATTCTCAATCAGCAAGTTAAGGTAGAAGATAGCCTTGGTATTCCGCAAGGAGCTACGCTTATTACTGGTGGTACTTGTGCAGCAATGCGGTCTATTGGAGTGTTTCATACGATGGGCTTTAGAAATATCCATCTGTGGGGCTTTGATTGTTGCAGAGACGAACCATCAGACAAAGAAAAAACAGAAACAACAGGTGATGTAGAGGGCGGCGAAGTACCAAAGCCTAAGTACATTGAAGTTAATGTTGAAGAAAAAACATATTGGACTACAGGTGAGCTACTGGCTATGGCTCAAGACTGTGAAAAAGTTTTTGCAGATCAGGGCATGGATGGTGTGCTAGATTTTCATGGAGAAAACACAATGGTAGCCGATCTTTGGAAAATAAATCAGAAGCGAGATGATCGCCCTAAATTTAAGGATTACTATAATGGTTGATACATTTGATGATGATTGGGTAGACACAAAGATTTCTCAGTGGGGCCATGTTCCCGACCGAGAGATAGAGTATACTACTGAGTACAATAGACATAACGCATCAGAAAAATATCAAGAACTTTTGTCTGAGTATAAAACTATGCACGAGTCTGCTGAAGGAATGTTTAATGGTAAAAGCCTTCTTAAGTATATAGATATTATTGGAAGTTACCTAGAAAAAAATGACTGCATCAATCTGCTAGACTATGGTGCAGGAAAAGGCATACTGTAC